GTTGACTTTGTAACAGAGACAAATGCTTCAGCTGCGATTATGGGACTGAGTGCAGGATTATGGTCAATCACCACCGCAATCAGTTCTCTAAGTCTTTTGACAACAGCAGGAAATCTAAAACAATACTCAACCGCCTATCTATATGGAGTAAAAAATGCCTAATCCAACACGAATCGAAATCAACTGCGAGACAGGCGTGGAGTCAATCATTGAATTGACTGACGCTGAAGTAGCACAGATGGAAGCAGATCGCGTAGCCGCCGAGGCACGCAAGGCTGAAGAAGATGCAGCAGCCAAAGCGCTCGCTGATCTCAAAGCATCTGCTCGCGCTAAACTTGTATCTGGAACACCACTTACAGAAGAAGAAGCAGCAACACTCGTCATTTAAGGAGCAATAAATGCGTACAGCGCAATACTCAGTAAGCACTACAGCAGTAAAGATAGTTGACCAAGCTGGATCACCACGCAAGGTTTCTATTCATTCTGAGACTGTGGCTACTTACCTTGGTGATCGTAATGTGACTTCATCAACAGGTTACAAATTAGATGCCAATGACAAGATCACTTTTGATGTTAATGGCGGTTCTGAACTTTGGGTTATTACAGCATCAGGAACAGCAGCAGTATCAGTATTTGAAAACTAATTTATAACCGTAAAGGCGCAATCATGTCAGCAGATACAGCAACAATCGTTTACTCATATTTTTTTGTAGCAGCAGCTTTAATGGCTGGTATGAGCATGATTGCCAAGCACACGATTCAGAAGCACACAGATGAACTGAAGGATAAGTTGGCTCGGATTGAATATGCGCTATATAACGATGGCAAGACTGGGCTTATCAACAAGGTAGAAGAGTTGCTAGAAAACCAGCACTCAATCAAGGTTGACGTAGAGGTAATGAAGGCGCGCCAGTAATGGGTCGCTTCGATCTACATAAAGATATAGCCACCCGAACTATCGGGGTGGCTATGTTTTCTTTTCCTGTTGGTATGGGCGTAGGTGCAGTCATCTCTAATGATTGGGTTAAAGGTGGAGCAATTGCCTTCACCTCAACCATACTTATTGCAATTAGCGGTATGGGGGTTATCCTTGCTTGGCGTGGTCGTATTACAGGTCACGATGTTCAAGAGGCTTTCCGTACAGCAACTGCTAAAGCTGGCGAAGATAATGACCTCGTTCAAGGTTTTGTCGATGACGTAAAAGGGAAAAAATAATGGGACAAAGAGAAGATTTCGTAGCCAAGGCTAAGGGTGAACTTGGCGTAGTTGAAGGCCCAAAGGACAACCAGACTAAGTACGGACATTTCACAGGGTATGACTTTCAGCCTTGGTGCGGATCCTTCTGTATGTGGGTAGCCCACGAGACTGGCGTGACAATCCCAAACACAGTTTCAACCGTTGCTGGATCATCAGCGTTTAAGAAGAACGGCCATTGGCAGGATGCTCTTGGAGCGACACCAGAACCAGGGGACTTGGTTTACTTTGATTTCGTAAAGGGTGGCGCTGCGGTTGAACACGTTGGCATCGTTCTCAAGGACAACGGAGATGGAACTGTCACAACTATTGAAGGCAACACCTCACCAGAGAAGAAGCCAAATGGAAATCAAGCCAATGGCGGAGAAGTAGCCCAAAGGATTCGAGCCTACAATGCACACAATGCGCGCAAGTTGCCCGTATTTATCGTAGGCTTTGGCAAGACAACTTTCATAAAGGGGAAATAATGCTAGACAAACTATCACCTGCAAACCGCCATTTGGTTATTGCTCTACTAGGATCAGTCCTTGGCGAACTCGTTAACCAACTTCCTAACATCAACCTTCCTTCAAGCATCGCTCCTATTGCTGGCGCGCTACTTACATCTGCTGCGCTACGCGTAACAGCGCTTACAAAGCAGTATGGAATTAAGGGTTAAGGTACAATAAATGTCTAAAGTCACCATGGAATTGGTCATTACCGCAGATGCGGAAGTGACTCATGCGGATGGAACCAAAGATACTAAGGAGTCAGAATGACTGTAGGATTAGCAACAACAACACTTGCCAATAACTGGCTTAATATGCTTCGTGCAGTTGCTTTTACTGCTCCTGCTGCAACATACATCAAACTTCATACAGCAGATCCTGGCGCTGCCGGAACTGCTAACCCATCAGCAGTAACAACTCGTCAGTCAGCAACATTTTCTGCTGCTTCTGCGGGTGCTATTGCTCTTTCTAACTCACCGTCATTTTCAATGACAACGACAGAAACAATCACACACATCTCTGTATGGGATGCTTCAAGCGCTGGCAACCTTCTTTGGACTGCTGCATTGACAACATCTAAGTCAGTCGTGAACACAGACACTCTCACATTTACAACACTTGGAGTATCGCTTTCACCTTTGGCTGCGTAAGTTCTTTTCGCTGGGGGTGAAGTATGGCGTATGGCATCAGTTATGGTGCGGTCAAATATGACACGCCTTACTTCGCTCCTACCCCTTCGTTTTATGTAGGACAGATCACCAGCAATCTTGCTGGGACTAATTTTCGTTTACTGAGTTATCACTCAGGGTTCTACCGTTATGCGCCCGCTTATTATCTTGGGCCGAACGCGATCCAATCTTCATCAACAATCACAGCAACTGAAACTGCTTCAGCAACCCGTACTGCATTTGCAGATGTATCTGCTCCAACAGTAGCAACAGTTGCAGCAGCAGTAGCGCTGGCTTCTTTACTCTCAGTAACATCATCTTTTGCTGCGGGGCTTACTGCCGATGCCACGATTACTAGATACGCTCAGACCAACACACCAACTACAGTAACTCTCAGCGCAGATTCTTTGCGTACTTCTTACCTTTCAGCATCATCTTCGATCACCTTTACACCTACAGCAGATGGCTACCGAGCCATGCTTGTTCAGGCAAATACAACTGTTACTGGCGTAGAGACAACCACAGCAGCCAAGACCGAATATGCTGATGAAACATTTAGCGCCACAGCATCCGTTACTGGATCAGCGTCTAACACAAGTCTTATTGCCTCATCAACATCAGTAACTTCTACTCTTACAGCCTCAGCTCTTATTACTCATACTGCTGATGCTTTACTCGCAGTCACAGCCACCGAATCAGCCAGTACCGTAAAGGGTCAGAAGCTAGATTCTTCTCTTGTTGTAACAGCGAGTGAATCAGGGGCTATCACTAAGACACAAAGCCTTGCATCTTCGCTCGCTGTTACAGCCTCTCTTACTGGGGCAATGTCTAGCGTTCAGTTCCCACAGGCAACTACCTCAGTTACTTCAAACGTAACATCAGCCGCAACAAAGATACAAAGTCTAGACTCAACAACTACAGTCTCAGTCGGTCTTACTGCTGATGCGGGAGTTAGCCAAAGCATTGGCGCAGTTCTTGGAGTTACTGCGGGACTTACAGCAGATGCTTCTAGGGTTTACACAGCACAATCAAGCCTAGCAATTACTGCAACTCGCACAACAAAGGCAAGCAAGTCCAACGCAAATACAGACCATGACACAGTTTTCTACGGTCAAATCATGGATCGCCCATGGGATGGAGAACTACTTCAGCGCCGATGGGTCGGACAACTTGCAACCATGCGCGATGAATCTTCTCGACTCGGAACTAAAGAAGCTGATGGTATCCTTGCCGAGCGCAGTAAGTTTGCTACATTAGCCCAACGCCGTTGGGGAGGGATGCTCCTATGATTAACAACTATCCACGCGAGAGCGTTGAGTTCCAACCTATTCTTATCACCCTTGATGGCACACCTATCACCAACGCGAATGAAGTCGAAGTATCTATTACTGGACCTAGCGCTCGCCCATCTAGTTGGGTTCAGTCAACTTCCCTCAATGGTCAAATCGGTACGCTGATCCAGAACCTTAGCGTTGGTACTTATGTTGTATGGGCAAGAGTCACCGACTCGCCAGAGATCCCTGTTATTAACTGCGGTACTTTTGCTGTATCATAATTCCTGTTCCTAATCGGACAAGAAGCCCCCGCGTTCTCACCTTTCGCGGGGGTTTTTCTTTTGTGTCGCACTTCAAATAATCACCATAATCTGTTAGGCTCTGCCCACCATTAGAAAGGGTGAGCATGATTGATAAGATTCTTGAGGAAAGACAAGATCAGTATGGCAACGCTGAAGATAATTTCCTAGCCATTGGTCGCATCTGGGGAGCGCTACTGCGCATAGATGATATTAAGCCACACGAAGTAGCGTTGATGATGGACGCACTAAAGACTGTACGCATATTTCAGAATCCACTTCATAAGGATTCATACGATGACAAAGAAGGCTATGTACGCCTTATCAGAGAGTTTGTGGGTATCTAATGGGATTACTAGATGATCTAAAGAACGAAGCTAACTTTGTTGATAAGCCACGCTCTTGGTGTTCTACTTGTACATTGCTAGAAAACTTACCACCAGAAGAACGTAAGTTGCTTACCGCAAAGATGGACGATAAATCTATTTCTCATTCATCTATCAGTAAAGTTCTCAAGGCTAACGGTTACGACCTAGCAACCGGGACTCTCGGTAGACATAGACGTGGGGAGTGCCAACGTGTCGTTAAAAGATGATTTAGAACAGATTGAAAGAGACAAAGATCCAGAGATTGTGGAACTTCGTAAGGCTCTTATCAATACTCAGAAGCAATTACAGAAGCAGAAGCAACGCGATCAACTCATGGGCGAAGCAGTCTTTCGTGCTGCTTATGATGCGATGCTTGCCATGGGGCATATAAAGCCCGTAGAAGCCCCTAAGAAGGACGTTCGTAAGGCTAAGGCTGAGGTTGCACTTCTCCACGCCACAGACTGGCAGGGAGCCAAAATCACCACTACTTACAATACTGAGGTAATGAAGAGGCGAGTCATGGACTTTGCTTATAAGTCAGTAGAGATTACCGAGATTGCCCGCAAGCATCACCCAGTTAAAGACTGTGTAGTGATGTTTGGTGGCGACATGATTGAAGGTTTGTTTAACTACCCAGCACAGTTATGGGAAGTTGATAGCACCTTGTTCGAGCAGTACACAACAGTCTCTCGTTTGATGGTGGACTTTGTGCGTTACCTTTTGACGCAATTTGAAACCGTTAAGGTTGTTGCTGAGTGGGGAAACCACGGACGCATCGGATCAAAGCGTGACCATGTACCAAAGGCAGATAACTTTGACCGTATGTGTTATGAACTGGCGCGCCAGTTACTCGCAGGCGAGAAGCGACTTACTTGGGAAGATTGCCCTGAAGATATTCAAAAGGTGGAAATTGGTAACTACCGCGCACTCTTAATGCACGGCGATGAAGTTGGTCGTGCTGGGTTTGCATCTCCTTCAGCTTGGCAGGCAGCAGGAAACCGTTGGAAGGCTGGCTCATTCAAGTGGTTCTTCCAAGACATTTACTTGGGTCACTACCATCGCTTTGCACAAGAGCCAATGTCAGATCAAACTGGATCTATCTATTGGACTGGCTCAACAGAATCAGATAACCGATACGCACGAGATTCAATGGCAGTATCAGGCGTTCCATCACAGCGCCTTCACTTCATTGATCCGGTGAAAGGTCGCGTTACTTCTCAGTATCAAATCTGGTTAGACTAAATTAAATTAGAAAAGGTAAATAATGAAAGCAGTTAGTTTATTTGCTGGTGTCGGGGGATTTGACCTTGCGCTAGAAAGAAATGGCGTTGAAGTTGTAGCGTCAGTAGAGATTGATAAAAAAGCTCAGGAAGTGCTACGCCGACGCTTTCCGAATTCAACAATCTTTGGCGATGTTACGGAGGTAACAGGTGAACAACTTATCAATGCAGGATTTACTCCCAACGATGGAATCATTACAGGGGGATTTCCTTGCCAAGATTTGTCCGTTGCTGGTAAGCGAGCAGGACTGGCAGGAAAACGGTCTGGACTTTTCTGGGAAATCTGCCGACTCCTTGACGAAACAAGAACGCAAAACTTTATCCTCGAAAATGTCCCTGGTCTTCTTTCCTCAAATCAAGGAAGAGACATGGCAGCAGTCGTTGAAGCGTTGGTCGAGCGCGGGTATCGCATCGCCTGGCGGGTGCTTGATGCTCAACACTTCGGAGTCCCCCAAAGAAGAAAAAGAGTCTTCATTGTCGGATGTCTTGGAGATGGGGGGGGGGCACCTGCTCAAATACTCGCTATCGCCGAAAGCCGCAGCAGGTATCTTGAGGCGAGCAAATCGGAGGGACAAAACCCTTCCAACAAAGTTACAGAAAGCATTAGAAGCAATACAGTCGGCGCTCTAACTGTTTCCGATTTAATCAAGGGACAAACTAGCCACCAAGCAATTCATAGCAATTTGTTGCAGGCTTCCAATGTGGTTCACTAAAGGCAAGCGCGCCTCTTCAGAAGAAGATTATGAAACATGGATTCAGGGGGGGGTAGTTCCTACATTGAACAGAATGGATAACAACGGAGAAGCCTACGCAACAGTTCTTATTGTTGATGGCACTCGCGTTGGAGATGTAAGAGTTTATGAAGATGAGATAGCCCCAACAGTTATCTCTCGTTACGGCACAGGTGGAGGAAACGTACCGATGATATTCCCAATTCAAGATGGGCGTGAGATGGAAAAGAATCAAAATGGTTTAGGGATCGGAGCTGAAAACGCTCCTTCATATACTCTGGATCGCACAGGTGGTCAAGCAGTTGCCTATTCAATCCGCGAAGATGCTAAGGCAAATAACTTCAGCGCTACGGAAACAGAAGTATCGCTTGCTCTTCAGGCACACCAACCATCAGTTCAATCACATCATGCGCAGTTATTTATAGATCAACCGCCAGTTGTTCGCCGTCTCACTCCAACAGAGTGTGAGCGCTTGCAAGGGTTTCCAGATGGTTGGACTGATGAGCAAGCAGACTCAAATCGTTATAAGCAGATGGGTAATGCAGTTGCAGTACCTGTTGTAGAGTGGATTATTGGGCGCTTGGTTAACGCAGTTGAGTCAACTGAAGATAAGGTGGAGCAGTAAAGGCAGTCAGCTTTGCTGCGATATCCATTGCTTCTTGAATATCGGCTCCTGCATGAAGAGCGCCAAGAGCATAAGAAGATCCAGAACCAACGGCATAAATACCTGGGTCATTTCTCGATGCGACCAGTTCTTGGTCTACATCAAAGATGTATCCACCCACAGCAATAAGAAATTGAAAGCGCATTTCGGTTGATACTTCGTTGAAGTTATAGCCATGCTTAATTAAGCACCTACGCAAAGATGGCATTGCCTTGGTAATCATAAAATGAACCAAGTCTCTCTTATCTCTTGCCGTCAACTTGGGTGGTACCCACAAGTGTTGAGCCACGTCGCAGGGATAAGCCTCACCACTTCCGCCGATAATGAAATCACCGCGCTTGTTAAGTTTAGTAACAGATGGATGGCTATAGATCCGACCTTCAGAGTCGGTGGTACGGCTGTCAGCCATGAGGGTACAGCCCTCTTCGTACTCAACTCCGATGATTGTGGTCATGGGGAGAATTCTCTCACGACACGTCGAAAAGGGTTGTTGACATAAAGATTACGGTGGCTATAGATTACGCACACACGGGTTAACAGAACCCCAGACGAAAGGTAAAGCATGAGCAATCATGGATTAGTTCTAAAAGCAGACCAAGATTTTTGGACTGAACAGCAGGTAGCAGCACTCGGTCAGCTCGGCATTTCAAATGCTTCTAAGGGCGACTTGCAAGTCTTTTTCCATCAATCACAGCGAACAGGATTAGATCCATTCGCTCGTCAGATTTACATGATCCAGCGCGGTGGCAAGTGGGGTATCCAAGCCTCAATTGATGGGCTTCGTATCGTGGCTCAGCGCTCTGGCAATTACGGCGGTCAAACTCCAACGCAATGGTGTGGAGCAGACGGCGCGTGGGTAGATGTTTGGCTTGCTCCAACTCCACCACTAGCCGCACGAGTCGGCGTTTACTACAAGGATGTTGCTAACCCAACATGGGCAGTTGCTAAGTGGGATTCATACGCAGTTCCGCAGAATCCAATTTGGAAGAAGATGCCGGATCTAATGCTTGGCAAGTGTGCAGAAGCGCTCGCTCTACGCAAAGCATTTCCTAATGATCTCTCAGGTATTTATACAAGCGAAGAGATGGCACAAGCTGATGTGCAGGTAGAGAAGAAGCAGACTGTTACCGCAGTTCGCGAGATTGAACCTGTTGCTTTTACTGATGAGGATATTGCTCATGCAGAAAAGATTATTGAAAAGGTTTCAGCAATTGTTAATATCGACGAACTCCGTCAGATTTGGGCAGAGGAAACTAACTACCTCGATGTTCCTGCTGCGGGTTCAACACTTAAAGAAGCAATCAACAAGCAGGTTGAATACATCAAGACTGCTGGTGAAACTAAGTGAGCGTCGAAGTTGGAGAGCGCCTAGCAAACGAAGGCGCACAGTTGTCGCTTATCTTTCAGAGAGAGTGGTCGCGCAAGGCAGAAGATTGGTTTGCCACTCTGATTCCTGGTGACACATTTACCTCTGAGGACATGATCGACGCAGTTGGATTTCCGGATCAGCGTTCGGCTAACTCGAACAACGCTATCGGAGCAAAGGTTCGTACATGGTCGCACCAAGGTTTAGTGACTAAGCGTGGCTATGCAAAGACCACCCGTTCTCAATCACACTCCCGCATTATTGTTTTATGGGAGAAACGATGACAGGCGTAATCATCACCCCAGCACAGGTGGAACAGAGGATGATTAAGTTATCTGCAGAAATCGATATCGCTCAAGCGCAATTGGAGGGAGCAGAAAATAACTACAGCGACCTCAAAGCAAAGTATGAACTCGGTCTTGCTAAGTCTCGCATCCGTTTAGGAGCTGAGAAGAACTCACAAGGCAAGCCACTTACCGCAACAGAGAAAGATGATATGGCTCTTATCGAGAATGACTACTTGTTCATACAACTATCTTCTGCCGAAGCAGTTGTTAAAGCATCACGGGCTAATGCGTCCCGTCTAAAGACTCAGGTTGATTTGGTTCGCAGTATCGGATCATCAGTTCGTGCAAGTCTGGATCTCCAATGAGCGAAGAGATACTAAACAATCCAATCGCTGAATCTTATTGGCGCGCAGTAATCGTTAAGGAAATTGAAGCGCTCACCACAACCGTGGCTAACTCTGACTTCGAGCAGGGTTTTCTCAAGGCTAAAGCACTAGCAATAACCGCAGCGAAAGGAAAGCGATGACTCAGGAAGATAAGGTCACTCAGACCATGGTTAGTTTTGGGTTTACTGGTTTCCAGGCAAGAAAGATTGCTAAGGAAATCATCCGCAACCTGACTGCATACGCTCTGATTCAAGAACAACGACAGAGATATTTTTCTGAACTAACTAGAAAGGTACAAAGATGAGCCAAGATACCAATGAATATCTTTACTCAATGCTCACGCGAGCCTTGGATAACTATGACAATAAGCGAGCGCGTTCAAAGCAGGTAAAGATTGGCCCATCACAGATTGGTGGATGCCGTCGTAGTGTTTACTATCAATTAATTGATGCGCCCCGTACACACACTCCTGACAAATTGGCGAGCATCATGGGTACAGCAATTCACGAAATGATTGCTAAGGCTATAGCGCCTGAAGATCCATTTGGCGACAACTTTCTTATCGAACAGGAACTAGATGACGATGGGTTGCCAGCTCATACTGATTTGTATATTCGCGATAAGCATTTAGTTGTGGATTGGAAAACAACTACCAAGGCAGGGCAACGCTACTTCCCCAGCGACCAGCAGAAGATGCAAGTAAATATCTATGCATATATCTTGGAGAAGAATGGCGAGACTCCTAAAGAAGTGGCTCTAGTATCTATTGCTCGCGATGGAAACAAGTCACACATTATGACTCACTCAGAACCGTACGATAGGGAAATGGCAATCTCAGGATTGAGATGGCTTGAGGAAGTCAAAGAAGCAGCGCAACTAAAAGAGATCCCCGCACCAGAAAAACCTAAGCACTTCTGTGTGGCTTCATGCCCATGGTATGACGCAACTGGGGAGGTCGGATGCTCGTCTATGCGTCGTTCGTAGATTGGAAGAAAGCAAGTTGTGCCGGGATGGATACGAACTTCTTCTACGACATTGAAGAGATGCGCAATGGAAATCCTGAGCGCAAAGAAAAGATGGATGTTATCCGTAGGCTTTGTTCGTCATGCCCCATTTTCAATAAGTGTATGGAGTGGGGATTCGAAGAGGAAGAGTACGGAGTTTGGGGTGGCATGACTAGCGTTGAGCGCGATTCATTTAGCGATCCTAGTAAGATCGAGATGAAACTAAAGGTTATACATGAAATGAAACAAGTTGGAGTAAGTGCGCAGGATATTCAAAAGAATGTCAGAGTTAAGGAGAAGTCTCCGTACGACACTTGGGAGTACCGTGGTTGATTTATTTGGGCAGTTTTGGAACGTATACCCCCGCAAGGTAAGCGTTAAGAGCGCTCGTGATGCTTGGGCTGTAGCCATTACTAAGGCAACTCCTGAGTCGATCCTTGAAGCTGTTACTCGTCTAGCCCAAGACCCTAATCTGGATCTAACTTACACGCCCGCACCAGCACGTTGGCTCGAAGAAGAGCGTTGGCATGATGGTGCTTTGCCTCCCCGCAAGATATCGGCTCAGGAGGCTCAGGAGCGGGAGATAAGGCTTGCTAAGGAAAGGGATGAGGCAGAGCGCAAAAGGTCGGCAGAACTGGCTCAGGAGGCTGAATTGGCTAGGGAAAAGGCAGTACCTATGCCCGCAGAATTGAAGCGGGAATTGCTTGCTAAGTGGGCGCAATCGGCGTACCCTAAACCGTAACGGTTACGCGTAAGGAGACGAAATGACGTTAACCAAGGTAGAGCCATCAGCTTTAATGCCTGGCGACCCCGTAATTATCGACAATACACGCATGACTATTCGTGCTATTGAAGGCCCTGACAACTTACAGACTTATGATTTGTACCTTAGCAGCGACTGTGGCGACCACCACAAAGTCGTAAGAGATCCAGTTGCTATAGTCGTACATGAGTAAATCTAAACAAAAGGGAACTTCGGCAGAGACGGCGTTTGTTAAAGCCGAGTGTGTGACTGAAGTATTTCCTCACGTCGAAAGAAGAAGTCTCGCCGGGGTAAATGACATGGGCGACGTATCTGGTGCGCTTGGGCTTGTCTTTGAGATAAAGAATCACAAACAATATAAGTTTCCCGAGTGGGTAAAAGAGGCAGAAGTCGAACGCATCAACGCTAAAGCTGACTACGGAATCGTGATTGCAAAGCCGAATGGAATTGGTTTGAACTCAGTCGATCAATGGTGGGCAGTCATGCCAGTTGGTGCAATGATGAAACTTCTCAGCGACGCAGGATACGGAAACGCTAGGGTCGTTGACTCGGATCCAGATAAAGGATAGATTACGGTCACAGGGAAAAGTTCCCGTGATGAAAGGTGAATAGCATGACACTAATTGTTGGATGTTGGGAATGTGCGAGAGTTACTCGTATGCCGAAGGCTGGTTTGCCATTGGGTTGGCGCAAAGTGTTTGGTTCTTTCGGAGCTGAATATATTTGCCCATCTTGCGTCGCTCTTCCAAAGAAGGTACTTCGATGAGAACTCGTGTATTTCTTGGATGCTCTAATTCTGATTGCGCTCGCGAATACATTGGCGAGTATAAGTATTACGATAAGCATGAGATTCAAAACCCATACTGCTCTAACTGCGATTCAGTTATCGAGCGCGTGATTGTAAAGGTGGCATGATGTTAGATATTCCTGAACTTAGAACTTGTGCAGAGCATTGTGGAGAGATCCGCAAGATGAACGATGTTGAACTAAAAGACTTCACAGATCGCCATGATTGGCGTGAAGATTTTCTTGGCTTCTGCGGATGGTGTCGCAATGGTGGAAATGAGTGGAAAGTAAATGAGTTGTTATTCGATATCGAGAATGACTTCGTTGTTACTCCATGTTGCCATGCTGAAGCAGCAGCAGCTTTCTTTGTATATGGTGATGACTAATGGCAAACGTTGAGTACGAAGAGGAAACTGCCGAATGTTCACGATGCAAAAGTGAAGTAGATCCAGCAACCCTTATTGCCTATGGCGATTGGGAACTTTGTGAAGTTTGCCAGGGAGATATTTAATGATAAAAACAGAAAAAGTTATTTTGATGGAATCAAATACTCACATTCAATATGAATGGTATTTACTGCCAGAAAACTATAAACCTTGTGCATCACATCCCCAAAAAAGTGTGTCATCAAATAGGTGGGTAAATGATGAAGGTAATCATATTACAGATTTACATTGTTCAAAATGTAATATGACTGCATTTATAGAAATGACAAATAAATGACACACGATGAATTGCTAATGCGTTTGTGGGAAAAACGAAATGCCTTATGCGATAACTTAGACATTCACTTTGCCCTTAGCGCAGTAGTGGAATTGCATTCAATGGAAGAATGGGGTCCAATGGAAGAATGGGGAAAAGACGAACCATTTTCTATTTATATATGTAGTAAATGCAAAGTGCCGTATCCTTGCCCAACTATTCAAGCCATTGAAAAAGAGTTAAAATGACTGTTCAAGAGGCTGCAACAATCTGCCTGCAATTTAGAAATGACCGTAATTCAGATGAATGTATTTGCCAATATCTTGCAGATACCTACACGGTTGTCATAACAAATGTTGTAGCTGATTTAAGAAATAAATATCCGCATCCGTCAAAAGAAGCAAAGGCATGGGCGTTTGCTTATGCGGAAGCTATTGAGAAGGAGTTGGAATGAGGGGCCTGTGTCGCAACCACAAAGAGGTACGAAAGGTTCATGAGGATTTTGAATGGGCTGACGAAATCATCTGCTGGGAATGTGGCAACGAGATAATAGAACTTCTTGGGCAAAACATGGCGAAGTATTTGGATAAGTTAGAGGAGGAGTTGGGATAATGCCGGACTATCCATTTAAGTGTCCTAACTGTGGGATAGAACTTGAAATAAGTAAGTCAATCCATGAGGAAGTTCCTCACCCAATATGCCAATGCGGTGCAATTATGCATCGTATCTATGGCGCAACCCCGGCTATCTTTACTGGATCAGGGTTTTACAAAACAGATCGGAATAAATAATGAGCAATAAAAGAAAAGCCCAGTTCGATGCAGTCGAACAAAAGGATGCAAAGAAGCAGATTGATTCACTTGTGCAGGGTGGGATGAACTATGTTGCTGCAACTATCGTGAAAAAAATTAACGAAATCATCTCAGAGTTAGAGACAGCAGACATAAAACCTGCTGATGCGGACGGATTTAAGCGTGGATTAGCACTTGCTAGAACGCTTGCAGAAGTTCATATCAGACCTAATTCATTGTAAAATAATTCAGTCCGTAACCAACACCTGTAAGGGGGAAATCATGGACGAGTCAAAGATAGTTGATTGTAAGTGTGGCCGTCAGAAGTGGGTGGATTCAACCTGCGAAGTTTGCAAAAGATTGGCGGAAGGCGAATAGATTCTATTCCGTGGCAAAGTCCTCATCGTAGCCTTATTGGTTGGACTTTGCAGTTTCCCTTCAGCTCAGGCGTTTGCACCAACTAAATACGCAATGAAAGTAAGCCCGATGGCTTATGCGCAGAAAATGGTTAGCCCTAGTCAGTTTGAGTGTTTGCGGGATCTTTGGAATAAAGAGAGCCATTGGAATCCTAAGTCGCGCAATAAAGTTCCTGTGTACCAGGTGCGCAATGGCAAGAGAGTTCCGCTTCATGCGTTTGGCATTGCCCAATTACTTGGAGAAAAATCTAAAGACCCTTTAACTCAAATCGATAAAGGGTTGCGTTATGTTTTTAATCGTTACTCAACTCCATGTCATGCACTCAATTGGCATAAGCGCCACGGTTGGTATTAGGATGGCTTACGCATAATCTGAAAGGTCAACGTGAAGCAAGAGATCATCGACATGGTTAAGGAACGCGCTAAGGGTTACTGTGAAGTTTGCGGTATGCCTGAGCAAGCATCTATGGCGTTGCATCATCGCAAGTTAAAGTCTCGTGGCGGTAAGGATGAAGTTTCTAACCTCATCCGCATTTGCCATAAGTGCCACAACTTGGGAACGAAATCCATTCACATGAACCCGATGGATGCGGAAAACAAAGGTTGGATGGTTGGCTCTTGGCAGGATCCAGAAGAAGCTGAGTTCCTACGGCCCGACGGTACAAAAGTATTTCTCTTAAACAATGGTTCTATTAAACAAATCGAAAGGTAAACATGAACACAATTATTATCACAGGCAACCTTGGCAAAGATCCAGAATTTAAAGTCACCAATGACGGCAAGGGAATTTGCAACTTATCTCTAGCAGTTGGGCAGCGCGTTAAGAAAGATGGCGAGTGGATCGATGGTAAGCCCATGTGGTTTCAGGTTAAGTTCTTTGGCGTTCAAGCTGAGAAGATTGTGGACAAGTTCAACAAGGGCAATACAGTCACCATTTCAGGACGCTTAGCGCAGTCATGGTGGGAGAAGGATGGTGTTGAGCATGCGTCGATTGACATTTTCGCTAACGACATTCATAAGGTCGAACGTGCCGAAAAGTCTGATGCATTGGTTATTGCCGAGTCTGCGCCGTTCTAATGGAAGAAGAACTTTGGACGTGTCCCCAGGTTATTGAGTTTCTCGGGATTAAATTAAATAATCTTCGGCAGATTCAGCACCGTGGCACTATCAAGTGGGTTAAGAAGATTGGCAAGGAAGTTTTCTACTCAGCTAGTGAAGTTCGTGCCTACAAAGTTAAGCGAGATGAGCGTAATCAAGCGTAATATCTCCCTATGTTTATTATTGAGGGAGATGTAACCATCGCAGAAATTGACGACGCGCTTGGTTATATCTCCGTTCAATTAAACACCGATCACTTTGGTAATCGCATGACATGGAAAAAGCGCCAGACTCTATTGTCCAGCGCTGATGATCTTCTTGATGAGAGACTCGCAAGGATGGCCACCCGCGCTATGGCCGGGTGATTACGTTACGTCTCTTCAATAATTTTTTTCAACTTGCTTAGCTCAGCCACGCGTTACCCGTAGCGGTCAAAAAATAAATCTTGTCCCCACCCTCTCAGGCAACTCTCAGATTTCTCTAAGAATTAACCCGAGATAGGTGGAGACTTTCGGGGCGTAGGTTTATTTATAACGCTATTTCCTCCCCGTCTAGCAATAGGGTCACGATGCAACTATGAGCGAAAGATAGGGGGGAGATCCCTAGCTCGCCCTTTATGGCGCTATCGGCGGCGGTTTCGGCTAACTCTCTAGCCTCTTCCGATAGGTTTCCGATAGTGTCCGGGAATTCAACGCTTACCCGGGTGCATAGTGTCCAATAATTCCCCACGATTTCCACGCGGTAGTCGTATTCGGTCATAATATCGGCGCTCATGCGCTAAGCCCTACCGGGTGCGAGATCTTGCCAGACTCTAAGAATATCGCGCCGGCGTCGCTAAGGGTTTCGATAGCGCGCTCGCGGCTAGTCCATGCCTCTATTTCGGCGTAGCCAATTTTCTCTAGTTTGCCGCATATTTCGCGCAGCTCGCTAGTGAAAGAGGCATAAGAGGCGGGATCTAGCTCTTCCCCCTCGCCGTCGAAATACTCCGGGCGTACGGTAAATGCGTGGCTATAGTGGCGATCTATTCTAACGATCTCCACCCTTGCGACACCTTTTGGCCATTCCATATTAGGCGCATCGCTAGGTGTCAATGTACCGGTGAACGATACGCCGTCGCCTTGCGAATATCCTAGGCAATAGCTTAAGTCTAGAGAGGCGCGGCTATTGCTAGTCATGCCTAAGATTTCGCCTAGCTCATAAGTGAGGCTCTCCGTTAGCAACTCTTCCGGGATTTCGTTATATGCGCTAGATCTTTCGGATTCGATAGCGGCCTCTTTAGCGGTTTCGCTAAGCTCGCCGAATTCGTGCCGGATTATTCTGTACTCTTTCATTATTTCACCTTTTCGTAAATTATCCGCCAGAATTAGCGAATACTCCCGCGCCCTACCCGGTAAAAGATAGGGCGCGAGAGTACGCTCTAATAAGTGCGCCCTGTAGCCTTGCAATAGATCCAATAAATCAGCTCTACGCCTTGCCATGTAAGCCAGATCCCTACGCCATAAGCGGCGAGGGTGAGCATTATCGAAAGAAAATAAAGTAATTCGCTCATGTTATGCGGCCTCTTGGAGTCTTTGGACTAGCTCGACGTTACCAATTAAGCGGCGGAAAGATTTATTCTGTCGTATGAGTTGCTTATATGTTCGCTCATAATTGCGAAAATCTGCAACGCTCTTAATCTCTAGCCCGTGTTCGTTAATAAAATCGTCTAGTGAGTCGTAATCGCTTAATGAGTCACACGCTAGGGTTTCGATAATATCTGCCGAACGTGGATCTCGTGTAATGCCTAAGCCTTGGTAATACCATAATCTCATCGAGCGATTTTGATAACGCAAGGTAATGCGATAATGGCGAGCATTACCTTGCGCCCACTCTGGAGAGTTGTTATTCCAATCCTCTTTAATAGTTGCGCGGATCCCTGTGCCGTTAATAAGGCCGTCTAGTGTTGTACTCATATTTTCACCTTTCATAAGTAGGGGAGAATTCCCCTAGTGTCCCCGCTAAGTCGCGAGCTTGCGCCGCCTATGCGGTGCGGGGCCGATTACTTAAAAGTAATCGCTAACCGTGTCTAATACCTGCGCATAAGTAAAGTCACCTTTACCATATGAGCGAATTACGCGAGAGAGATCCTCATCGCCTTTAATAGTTTCGACAATAAGCGCCGGATCTACTAGCAACTCTCCAGATAGGCAAGAGATTAAGGCCACGGCAGACATGGGGGCGCTCATGCCGCCGCCGCCATATTCTGCGCAGCTCTTACGGATAAGTGAACGCCTTGCACCTTATAACGCTTAAGCCATGTAAGGATCTGCGACTCCGTAAATTCGCCGGCTATCCACTCATAACCCTCGCGGTCAATGAATACGACGGATTTCTTAATTACTTTAGCCATGTTAAGCACCTACCTTAACGCCAGAATACTTACGCGCCATGCACTCCGGATAAGATCCGGTAAAGATTATGCGGTAAGTATTGCGGGGGGTTTCATCGCCGCACACGATTAAATTGCCGAATTTATTGCTCTGTAGTGTGTAGATCTTCATATTATTCACCTTTTCATTATTAGATCCACGCTCTCGCGGATCTCTTAGGTGTAACGATAGGCGATAGATTACGGTAGTGCAAGCAGCCGGGGCAGCTCGTGGCCTTGGTGTCTTATGGTGTCGCGATAGGTAGCAAGGTGGACACCGTGGCGCATTATGTCTAACGTGTTATAGCTCTTAGATCCGGGGAAGATTTACGCTTGATTTAGGGGGTAGGGCTTAGGGTGTTGGTTTATCACACTTTCCACCCTGTATATCTTCCACTTATACCCGGGACTTATCCCCAATTTTTCCCCATATTGTGGAGATATCCGGGAGATTATCCCTTTACTTATCCCCACGTTATACACACTTACCCGGTACGCGTAACCCGTAGCGTCTACCTATCTCGCCGGGGTATCCGTTACCCGTTGCCACTAGCTCACCCGGGGGGGGTGCGTATTTATACCCGGGGATCGAAAGAATATCGCCGAAAGATATTAGACATATTCGAGGCTATTGTCTAACTTTAAAGTAGGTGGGGCGGTAGCCCTACTCCCTTTAGCGTTTGACGGGGGGTTTGCCCACACGCCTTAGCCGCCGCCTTCTTCATATCACCTCTCCACAAATATGTCATAAATGTAATCTATGGATCAGCTCGGATATCGTTTACTAATAAGGCTAACTCAATGAGTGGTAGATGTTCTAAAACCACGAGACTAACCGATGTAATTGATTTCCACGGCTGGGCATAGATAGCCTAGTCACGGCTATCAGTTAGATAGGGGATTTCTCCCAACTGCGCTTACTGATGATCTCTTCTTGTAATTCTCTTTCAGGCAGTTCGTGTTGAAAGAAAGAAATCATCTCGCTGTTTAATCCGGTGCTTAGTAGATTTGGTAGCTCACCAAGGTTGCCAGTCATTAACTGGGCATAACGAATTTTCCCCATCTGACGGGTCCACACTAGAGTGAGTAGTGTGCCTAGTTTTTTACATGGTTTGCTAGGCATCCATTATGAAATTGTAGTGTCGCAATCTCCGCAGGTGCGACCCACGAACGATAGCACTTTCTAAATGCTTTGCAAGTGATAGGCTGTAACCATTACGAAAGGATTTTCATGATCAAGGATTTTATTTATTACTGGCGCGAATATGGGTTTTCAATTGCGTGGAGTTACCGTAAGTTAATTTCGGTTAATTACGTTGAACTTGATTCGATTATGAACCACTCAGATTACTCTGAAGATATTCTTGGCATTGTCGAAGCGCTTATCGAAGAAGCAGAACTGGGCTGGTAATTGACTGCTCTTGGCGGTGGCACAAACAAACGCATTGATGATGGACGTTGGCGCAAATACGCACGTCTAATTAACGAAGGTCATTCTCAGCGCACTTCAGCTCAGATGGCTGGCATTAGTTATTCATCAGTTATGCGTCAGATGCGCGTACCCACATCCCGCCTCAATAGAATCCTTGGCGAATTCGGCCATGAAAAGGCTGGCGTATTTGGCGTTGATAAAGTCAAAGGCGATTCGGCTAGAGCGTTAGAGGACTTTGGTTATTTTAGATCCAGATACTTTGCTCGATCAACTTCACCATGGGCTGAAGAAGCTGTATACAAAATGATGGAGTTAGCCGCTAGCCCACATAAAGAATACGTTGTGGTTAACCAACCCCCTGGTGTTGGTAAGTCAACGCTATGGACTCACGATTTCCCAGTATGGCTTGCGGTCCGTGATAGATCCAGACGAACCATGATTGGTTCTCGTACTGCTAACCAAGCAATCAAATACACAGGACGTATTCGTCGTACCTTTGAACGCATGACCCCGATGAAGGCTGACCCGATATTGCTAGAAAAGGGTTTAGCCGTTGATGCAGTATCAACATTGATTACAGATTTTGGACGGTTCAAGCCAGCCAACTCAGACTTGTGGCGCTTGGAAGAATTTATCTTAGCTCAGGATGGCGGAGTTGCTGTCGATGACAAAGAAGCAAACTTTGCGGCTTTTGGTATGGACTCAGGTTTTCTCGGTGGACGTTATGACACAGTTATTTGGGACGACCTTGTAGACAAGACAAACATTCGTACCGCAGAGTCAAAAGAGAATTTGATTAACTGGTGGGAAACTGAAGCTGAAACTCGTCTTGATCCGGGCGGGCTTCTTATCCTCAATGGACAGCGCATGGCTTCAGATGACTTATATCGCTATGCACTTAACCTTGTTGACTGGTCTGAAGAGTTTGAGGATCAGCCGGAGAAAGCCCCAAAGAAATATCACCACATCATTTACAAGGCTCACTATGATGAGTTGTGTACTGCCGATAAAACTAACGGCGGGCATAAGGGCAACTATCCTGACGGATGTTTGCTCGATGAAATTCGTTTGCCGTGGCGAGAACTAGCCCGTGTTCAGAAGAACCGTCTGGATCGCTACCGCATTTTGTATCAGCAAGAAGATGTTGATGCGACAGCAAGCCTTATTCAACAAGCATGGATTGACGGAGGCATGGATACCTCGGGTGTTCAATACCAAGGGTGCTGGGATGAAAAACGAAACATCGGCAAATGGCCTGAAAACGTCAGCGCTTACTCAGTTGTAACTGCCGACCCATCGCCTACAAAATACTGGGCGGTTCAATGGTGGGCTTATAACGCGGATACTCAGATGCAGCATCTTGTTGACCTTGTGAGATCGCCTATGGATGCACCGGACTTTCTGGATTACAACCAAGATACCCGCCAGTTCACAGGACTTCTTGAAGAATGGTGGCAACGCTCAAACGATCAAGGGCATCCATTTACCCACCTCATCGTGGAAGCCAATGCTGCGCAACGATTCATGCTTCAGTACGACCATTTCAAACGATGGACTGCTTTGCGTAGTGTCAACATCATCCCTCACCAAACCAACCGCAATAAATCTGATGAAGAGTACGGCGTACAAACTCTTGCCCCACACTATAAAGCTGGTCGAGTTCGTTTCCCTGCTGGTGATTACATGGGGTCTAAAGTAATTATGCGCCCTATGGTGAAAGAACTTATCCATTGGCCTGAAGGATCAACCGACGATACGGTCATGGCTCATTGGTTTTTAATTTGGAACGCGCCAAATCTTTTCCATGCCAATATGGATAAGCCACCAACATTTGCTAGACCGTCATGGATGAGTGGGCAACGCTGGAAGGGCTAAGGAAAAGTTATGCGTAAGGTGGTATATTTTATGCAAAGTTACCGCGCCTCACAGAATCGAGAATCACATGGCAGCGAAGAAAAAAGCATCTAAGACAGAAGTTTACGCAACTAAGGCTCTTATGAAAAAGCATGAAAATGCTGAAGGTAAAAAAATGGTTGCTATGGAAAAGAAGATGGGCGAGAAAGATATCGTCAAGCCAATGGGCAAGAAGAAGATTGCGAAGTCTATCTAATGGCAAAGGCTCACCCAGGATTTAAAGCTGTTGCAAAAACAATTGCAAAGAAACAAGGGATCTCAGAAAAACGCGCATCAGCAATTGTCGCTGCTGGCGCTCGTAAGGCATCACCTGCTGCCGTCAAAGCTAACCCACGTTTGAAGAAGGTTTCAGGCGTTAAGAAGGGAAAGTAATGGCTATTGCTAAAAAAGACGGCATGAAGAAAACTATTGGTTTCCTTCAAGATGGAAAGCAGATGAAAAATAAGATTGCTTCTTCTGAATTAGTTCTCAAAGCAATTAAAACTAAAAAAGGAAAATAATGCTAGGTCCATCCGTAGAACAAATTGCAGCGATTCTCCATGAACGTATGCAGGCACAAGGTCCAATCATTGAAAATATGCGCCAGTTGCGCGATACTTACAATGGTGATCTTGTCATTCCGTTACCTGAAATGGATAAGCGCGAAAAGTCTGCTGTTGCAAACTTGATTACTACCGGACTCGACCAAACAGCAATGCGTATTGCTTCAACAATGCCAAATGTTTATTACCCAGCACTTAAAGAAGGCGATTCAGCATCTGAAAAGCGCGCTCGCACTCGTAAGCGCGCCACACTTGGATGGTGGGAAGCAAACAAGATGCCAATTAAGATGCGCCGTCGCGCTCGTTGGTTTATTGGGTACTCATCATCACCAGTAGTTCTACGCCCAGATACTAAGTGGGGTGCAGCTCGTTGGGATATTCGTGATCCTCTTAATACTTTCCCATCAACTGGCGAAGATCCAGACAGCATGACACCAGATAATTGTATTTTTGTTTACACACGTTCACGCGCATGGATGCAGGCTCGTTATCCAGACGCTCTTTCACGTCTCAAAACCCTTAAAGTTCAGAAACCTGATGATCTTATTCGTATTGCTGAATATACAGATGCAGAAGTAACTGTTCTTATGGCTTCTTCTGTTATTAAGCCAAATCCATGGGATGCTGACATGAGCGGAGTTCCACACGTTGAATTAGAGCGCGTACACAACCGCACAGGTATGTGTCTTGCTGTAGTTCCACAGCGCATCACACTTGATCGCCCAATGGGTCAGTTCGATTCACTCGTTGGTATGTATACATTGCAGTCTAAATTGATGGCTCTTGAAGTTATTGCAGTAGAACGCGGAATTTTCCCTGACACTTACCTTGTATCACGCCCAGGAGAGACTGCGCGTTTCGTTGCAGGCCCATACGATGGTCGTTCAGGACAGGTAAACGTAGTTCAAGGTGGCGATATTCGTGAAATGGCTGCTAACCCAGGGTTCGCAACTAACGGAATGATGGATCGCATCGAGCGAGCGCAACGTATTGCTTCAGGAACACCAGCAGAATTCGGTGGAGAATCAACAACTAACGTCCGAACAGGTAAGCGCGGAGACGCAATCCTTTCAGCAACAGTTGATTTCCCTATTCAAGAAGCGCAAGAAGTATTTGCTGCATCGCTTCAAGAAGAAAACAAGCGCGCTATTGCAATTGCAAAGACTTATTTCGGCAACGAACGAAAGTCATTCTATGTTTCAGGTCGTGGGGCAAAAGGTCACGTTGATTATGTTCCAAATAAAGACTTTGAAGATGACAATAACGTTGTTTCATACTCACACTCTGGCGCAGATGCTAACTCACTCGTAGTTGGATTAGGTCAGCGTATTGGTATTGGCATCATGTCTAAGCAAACAGCACAGGAAATCGATCCATTCATTGCGGATCCAGAATTAGAAAAGGATCGTGTCATTAGTGAAGGACTCGAACAAGCACTTCTTCAGTCTATCCAAACTCAAGCATCGCAAGGTGCTATTCCTCCTGCTGATGTTGCTGCTATTGCAGCTTTGGTCGCGAGTGACAAGATGGACTTGGCAGAAGCAGTAACTAAGATTCACGAAGAAGCACAGAAGCGTCAGGCAACACCTGCACCTGCTGGCGCCCCTGAAACAATGCCAGGACTTGGCGCGCCAGGTATGGGAGCAGAACAACCTGCTCAAGCACCTGCACCTGGACCTGCTGATCTACAAGGATTCTTAGCATCACTCGGAGGTGGACGTTAATGCCAAGAGGTCGTGGAGGAAAGCGTGACGGAGTAGTAGGTAAGAACTACGCTAACCGTACAGATTTACAAGGACAGAATGTAGTTTCTGCACAACCACAAAATCAGCCTGGCGTAAAACTTGCTAATGCAACAGCAACAGGTCAACCATACGGAGCAGCAACTGCACAAGAAAATGCAATGAAAGCATTACCAATTCAGAATACCGGTATGCCAGCAGTCACTACACCAGAGGGACAGCCAACCCCTCGCGGTCAACAAACTCTTACTCCATTGGATGCACCCGGAGATCCAAACCAATCTTTATTTCATGGCATGGATAACATCCCTGGTGGAGCTGGATCAGAAGCATTAGCTCCAACATTTCAAGCAGATGTAGCAATCAAGGCACTTGGATTGTTAAACCAACTTGGCTCAGATATATCACCGCAAGTTGCTTTGGCTAAAGATTACCTTAATGCTAGAGCAGCAAACGGTGCTACACGATGAGCATGGTTAATCCTGCACCTACACCAGATAGAACTCCTGCTCAAGAACTTGCAGACAATATCGATGCGCTTCATGCAAATGGGTATGGCAATTTAGATATTCCAACTCAGGTTGCTATTGCATCTAGCCAGAACCCACGAGTTGTTCAATTAGCAATTGCTGACCAAATTAAACAAGCAACAGTAAATAATGCATCTGTATTAGACCATTTCTTTGCTGACCCACAACAGTCTCGTATCCCATCTTTAGTCCAGCAAGCAACAACTGCTATTACTTCTCACTTTGGACATAAGATAGTCGCTGAACCTCATGTAAGTAATATCCAGCAAGATTTAATTAAAGCTGGTGTCTCACCAAAGGGCGCTCAGCCAAATGGAGTATGGGGTCCAGAATGGGTAGCAGCAGCACAGAACGCTAAGTATGCACAACTAACTGCTCCCGGCACAGGAAACCTTGATTCAAAATCCACAGTTGAACATTTGCTTGGTGCATCTATGGAATCAAGAGCGCTTAATGCAATTATTGAAACTGTTAAATCAACTCCACGATCTGTTTTGCAGCTTATCGGTGACGCAGTACATGGCGCAATACCAAATAGTGCTGCTTCTGCAATTGCTCAATTTGGAGCAAAGCCAGAAAATCGCCTTAGCGCCCAAGAGTGGGAAAAGAAATCAATGACTTTCGGGCAAGCCTTCAACGATGCTATGACATTATTGACTTTCTTGCCAATGGCTCGTGCAGCGCAAGGGTTAAAAGCAGCAGGGGTTGAAGCAAAAGCTGGCGAAGTCCTTTCAGCAGATGCAGTTAAACCTAAATATACTTTGTTAAATTCAATTGTTGCGGCACATAATGCTGGACTTAAAGGCATTGCAAGTATTTCAGAAAAGGCTTTATTAAATAAGCCAGTCTTGAAACAACTTTATTGGGGTGTTGCAAAGGCAATTAACCTTATTGAGCCAGCAATTGCAAAGACAGCGCCAGCACAAGTTCTTGTACGCGATAATTTTGCGCAACGCCTGCGCCTTCCAGCAGTTCGAGCTGCTAATAAAGCAGGGCTAACAATCCTTGGTGCAGGAATCCAAGAACAAGCAATTGCCGGCGCTGAATCTAAATTAGGTGCAAAAGATAGCGCCCTTACTTCAACGGTATACGGAGTTGCTCCTATCTCTGGCGCTCTTGCCAACGCCTTAGATATATTTTCAATGCAGATGAATCCTTCTACGTTAACAACCCAAGCAGCAAAAGCAGCAGACATTATTGGTAGTTCAGCAAAAGCAACAGCATCATTGCGAAATGCTCTTGATGACATGGGTGCTTTAGTTGCATGGCAAAAGGCTAATCCTCAAATTGATTTACCAAGCGTTATTGCAGCTCATAAAGCAAGCGTTGTTGGTGGAACAGAACGAGATGTTCTTGTAACCATTGGCCAGCAAGTCAATGAAATTGCCACCCAGCAAGCAATGTCTGAAATTAAAAATGGCTTGTTGCGTGATGGCACATGGGCAAAGATGGATGCTAATGCTAAAGAACAATGGGGGCTAGATACCCGCAAAGAAATTTATGCTGATGCTGGAAACCCAAATGGATTACTTGCTCAAGCACGTCAAAGTTTAGTAGCAGATCAAAATGCTCTTGAAACTGGATTCCGCCAAATCGGAGCATGGGCTGGATCTGATGTACGCGCAGCAGCAAAGGCTCGTAAAGCAGCTTCTCGTTTTGGTGAACAAGTTCATGCCAATTCAATTATGAGCAATCTTGTCAAGCCAGAACTTTCACAGTATTTCATTACTCCGGATCTTCTTACCTCAATTACAAATGAGGCAAAAGCTGCTGCTCCGGTAGAAGCGGTTGCGCCAGTTGCTAGAGGCACAGCAGAAGAAATTTCAGCAGCTCAAAAAACTCTTGATGCAACAACTCAGGCAGAAGCAGTTGCTAAAGCAAAGGCTGCTAAAGCTGGCATTAAAGTCGAAGGTGTTTATAAACCAATCACAAAAACAGACATTAAGAAAAAACTTTTTACAGAAGAACAACTTGCCGCTCAGCAGGAATGGAACGCAGCAACACGAGCCAATCGTGAAGCACGACAAGCCCTTAATAAATTACAGCCTAAAGCACCTTCTGATTTTATTGTGCCTACAGCAGAAATGGCAGAAAAAGTTGGGGCAACTGGAAATCCAGGGCAAATTGGTATTGCAAATTTTGATACGCTTACAAAACAAACTGCTGAAAAGTTATACAACTCTTTAGTTAAAGAACTTAAAGCAGTTAAAACACCAGAAGAGCGCGATGCCCTACGGACTAAAATTGCCAATACTCTTATTAACGAATTTGGATTAAACGTATACGAACTTGGCGGATCTAATGTTTCAGAGCTTTTGTCAGTTCTTCGCAAAGAAGGCGATAAGCTAGCAAGCGATTTGTACCATGTTCGCAATGCTCCTGAAGAATTTACAAACTACATAGCAAAGTTAAAAGAACTTGGATATAAGCCAGTAATCGGAACAGATATTGGACACGCATTTAACCCTGCTGCTCAATATACAGATCTTGGCACAATAGAAATGAAGGCGGCAGCAAAGGTAGCAAGCCGATTTGGATTAAGCCCACGCTTATCTGATTCAGCAGCAGTATCTGCTCGTGCGCTAGTTGAGACTAACCGAACAGTTCAAGAGGCAATTGACTCAGGAAAGATTAAGGTATTTCCAAGTTTCAATGCAGATAGACTTTTAACATACATCCGCAGCGCTGCTGAAAAAGAAGTTGAATTAACCTGGGGACAAAAACAAGTTTTAGAGAACAGCCTAAGTGCTGGTCTTTATGATGTTCCAATTAAAAAGATTATCGAAGCGGCTGCTGCTGAAAATCGAGTAGTCACAAGACCTCAAGCATGGGCGCAGATTAAAGAAGCAAAGCGTACTGAATTAGGCTTGCGTGAAATACCTTATAAGCAGTTAATGGATATCCTTACAAAGCCTCTTGATGCAGATGTTGCTGAAATGATGGGGCTTGATAAAGGCACTAAATTTATGGATCAGCAATCTGCTATGAATACTATTCAAGCTATTTGGAAAGCCCGTACTAAAGTACCAACTGAAATGATTGGCGGAATTGCTAAGGTTGAAGATTTCCTTTATGCAGGAATCGGTATCGGTGGAAAAGTTGGCGGAACTACGGGCATGAAACTTGCTGCTGTTCCATCAGAATTATTTAATCTTCGATCTAGGGTTCGTTACCAGCTTTCTCCACTCTTTGCTTATCGCCGTATGTTTAAGACAGCAGCAAAGGGGATTACTGAAAACATTCCTCCAACAATGTACCCAGAAGCAAAGATGGATGAAATGGGTATTACCGCAGAAGCACAAAAGATTCATGCCCGCGTGTTCCCAGAAGATGCAGCTAAGAACGCTTTCCTTGATGAAGCAGAACGCGTAATTAAAGAAACTGACTTTTATAATCTTTATAATACAAAAGCATCTGAAGAATGGGCATCTTATTGGCTTGCTAAGCAAGGATTTAGTGATGCTGAGATTGCAAAGAAGATTGAAAATGTCATGGGATATGGCGAGCGCACAGCAGCAGAGCGCTCAGTTAACGCTATCTTCTTCCCCTTCTCATTTAACAAAACAGTAATGCGTCAATTCGGCGCCTACTTCCTTACTCATCCAGGGCAAGTTGTTCTTACACACGCAATTATGGATTTCTACGATAAGCACAATGGTCCAAAATTGACTAAATGGTTAGAGGATAATCACCCGCTCATTAAAGAACTTTCTAAGCTCAACCCACTTGAACATGGAGTTGGACTTGGAGGCATCGGTGGTATCAATGCTCCATACTTCCAAGCAGTCTTTGACCTGCTTTCTCCAAAGGTAGTTGACTATGGAAGCCAAGATCAGAATAACGCTTATATGCAAACCCTTAAAAAGTACATTCCGGCTATTAAAGAATTCAGCGACCTCTTTATGAATACCAAGGGCCAGATTGGTGAGGGAGAAGTCTTAGCAAGCGTCAAGGGTCTAGTTAACATTGGTGAAGATATTAAGACAAAATTCACCGGTGGTGAAACTCTTATCAGTCCTCGTCAACACGCCAATATGCCAGAAGCTGCTCAGCAGACAGCAGCTTGGGCATATCGAAATACACTTATTACCCAGTTGCAACCATACCTAGACTATAACTATAAGAACCCAAGCAACAAGATTGTTTGGCCAAATACCGTTAAGACTGAAGTAGGCATTGCTGGAAAGTCAATCAATAAAAATACTATTGGCCAGCTCGTTCACTATAAGTATCCTAAGTGGAGTAATACCGTTGCCTCTTCTATCGCAGCTCAACAACAAACTGAGGCAGATCGCTTTATTGGAGAAATTAAAAAGCGCGACCCTCAGCGTGGAGCGAATTATCAAGTATTCCAAACAGCAGCCCAAAGGGTCAGCGATGCAATTGCTAAGGATTCAATCCCAGAGGCAAATATGGTTAAGATAACCGATGGATTCCGCAAGGTCGCGATAGACTTGGCACAGAAGGATCCTAGCTTTGCTGCTTTCTACAAGACGCACTACGAACGCATATTTGGACCATTGGAAGGATTTAAGTAATGGCTAAGACTCCAAAACCAACCCCGTCACCTACACCGACAGCTGATTCATCAGTTACGGGTTTATTGGGTTATGTCCCATCTCCTGGTGGGGGAACTAAGATTGGTCAATTTGATATTTCATCTAATAAGTACAATGTGGCTGGGCTTAATCTTCCTAAAGAAGCTACTGGGGGTCAGACTGAATTAGATGCAGACCAGTTTATTAAAGCGCTACAGATTACAGCAGATAAAGCTCCTAATGTTTGGGCTGGTATTCAGTATGCGATGTATAAGGCAAACTATTATGGGAACTCAATGCCGACAATTGGCAAGTGGGATTCAACTTCTACAAATGATTTAAATGCAACAAAAAGTTTTATGCAGTCTCTTACTGTTCATAATTCAGCAGATCCAACTGTTGCTGCCCCGGTAACTACATTTTTGCAAGACCAAGAAAACGCAGCAATCAAATTAGGCGGTAATGGAGTTCGCTCTCAGATAGCCAAAGTATCTGTTCCTAATCAAATGGATCTTAGCTATCTTGCAGATAAAGCATTTCGCGATGTTCTTGGAGAAGGTGCAACAGAAAAGCAGCGCAAGCAATTTAGTGCTTTATTCCAATCTCAAGTTATGACTGCCGCCCGCATGAGCCAAGCAGCTACACAGCAACAACCACCAGCAGTTGCTCCTGTTGCTCCAACAACACCAGGCACTCCTGGGTCTACACCTGCTGCTACTCCAACACTTGACCAGAATCTTCAATCAGCAAACTTTAATCCTTCAACTAGCCTGGCAGCAGTTCAGCAAGCACCAGATGTTAACGTTGCAGCAGCAGAGTTTGCTCGTCAAGCAGATCCAACTCAAGCGGGCGTGAATGGATTAAACGGCGCTATTGATACATGGTTTAAGTCACTTGGCGGAAGAGGAACTAAGTAATGGCAGCGAAAACAAAAGTATCTACTGATCAAGAACTTATAGATAAGGCAAAAAAAACAACACCTTGGTTAGTTCCACTCCTTACTGACCCACAACATGGAAAGACTTATCTCCAATGGGCGCGTGATGCTGAAGCTGGAAATCCTCCAACAGCAGAGCAAGTTAGAGCTGCAACATATAACTGGGATATTACTCAAGTTTGGTCTGCTAATCAGGCAAGCCTTTTTAATCTTTCTTTAACAAATCCTGGCGAATATAAAAAACAGCAAGAAGCAACTGTTGCTGCTATTGATAAATATATTACTCAGTCTGGTAATCCAGTAACCCCGGAGATTCGTCAAGAACTTATTAACGATGTATTTCTTAAAGGTTGGGCGCCAACCGATCCTCGTATTCCACAAATCGTTGCTGGCACTTATGACATTACTAAAGCAAAAACTGGAACTGCTCTTAGCGCAACAGACCAAGTTAAAGGCTTAGCAAGCAGCTATATGGTTCCAGTCAATGATGCAGTTGTAGGGCAATGGGCACAAGCAATCCAGGCCGGAACTAAAACTGCTGCTGATGCTGAAAAGTATTTCAAAGATCAGGCAGCAGGCCTTTACCCATTCATGGCTGGAACTATTGATGCTGTAAATCCATCTACATGGTTTAGCCCAGCAAAGAATCTTATTTCACAGAACCTTGGGATCAATGAAAATCTAATTGACTTTAATGACCCAAGTGGCAAGTGGATGAACGCAGTTACAACTCGCGATCCAAAGACAGGAGCAATGGTTGCTCGGACTAATGCAGATGTAATTAAAGAAGTTCGTACTAATCCAATTTACGGATACGATACAACTCCTGGCGCTATCTCTGCGGCGAAAGACCTTGGACGACAGCTTAAGGCAATGATGGGATTTGGAGAATAAAATGGCTCAAGCACCTATAGAACCAGATGCGATAGATACTCCTGTTGCCCCTGTTCGCGGTATATCAGGTATTTCAGCACAAGCTGCTAATGCAATCCTTACAAATAAACCATTGCCTACAGCAGCAACAACTTCTGGTTACGCAACAGCACAAGATGCTCAAGCAGCAGCCGATCAAGCAGCAGCCGATGCAGCAGCAAGAGCGATAGCAGAAAAAGCAGCAACGGATAAAGCAGCAGCAGATAAGTTGGCAGCAGATAAAGCCGCAGCAGATAAAGCTAAAGCTGATAGTGGAGTAACTCAATCAGCAAAAGATATTGTTAATGGATATCTTCGAGAAGCTGGACTTTCAGGACTTGCTGATAAAGCATGGAGCCAATGGAATTCAGGAACTTCAGCAGAACAAATTATGGATTGGGTTCGCCAGCAACCAGAATACGCAACTCGATTCCCTGCAATGGCAGCTCTTAGATCAGCAGGACGTAGCATTACTGAAGGACAGTACGTTGCTAAAGAACAAGCTGATATTGACATGATGACAACTTATGGAATCCCAGCAGATATTGCGACTAACCGTACTTTGCTTGGAAGCCTTATTGCTAATAACGTTAATCAAGTTACCCTTCAAGAACGTCTTATGGCTGGGCAAGATTCAATCATGTCTCAAAACAAAGATGTTCTTGCGTATGCTAAAGAAGCATTTGGTCTTACACCAGGAGATTTAACTGCTTTTGTATTAAACCCAGATATTGCAGTTCCTGTTCTTCAACAGAAAGCAAAAGCAATTCAAATTGGTGGAGCAGCATTTCAAGCGCAACAAGCAGTTGATGCTAACCAAGCTATGGCCTTGGCTGCTGCCGGTATTACAGCGCAGCAAGCGCAACAAGGATTTGGAAATATCGCCCAGCAAGGACAGTTTAAGCAAGAACTTCCAGGAGACATTTCTGGAAACCTTTCAAATGAAGAACTTGTCAATGCTCAGTTTGGTATGGATCCAGTAGCTCTTGCTAAATTGAAGAAAGTTGCAGCAACTCGTGCTGGCACCTTCCAAGAAGGTGGGCAGTTCACATCTTCAGCAACTGGCGTTGGTGGAATCGGTTCAGCGCCTTCAGTTTAATTAGACCCCTTTTTTAGATTACACAAAGCATGGGCGGGTCGGACATTTTCTAAAGTGTCTGCTCCGCCTTTTGCTATTGGGATTAAATGATCTATATGAAGCCCAAGAAACCAGTTATCCACCCCAACACGCCTTGGTGCTTTTAGGTCAATAGGCGTTTTGCAAATATGGCAATCTTTTCCGTATTTGACTAGAACTTGAATTTCGCTATATATCTCAAAGCCATTATCGCGCATACGCGCTCTGCGCCTGTTTCCTGAACGCCTAGATACTTCACGGGCTTGGTCTAACTTAGCTTGGTTGAGTTCTCTTTGAAAGTCACCTAACAATCGAAAGTTTCTAGCAAGCCATCTTTCTCGATTGCTTTGCGCCAAATCTGGATCTAATTTATCCCAGCGACGTATTCTTTTTCCGCTATGTCTGCTAATATCCATCTGTACGAACTCCAATTCGTGCCACGCCCTCGACGGTTTGCTCCGTGCGGGGGCTTCTTAATTTAGTTTATCACGACTAGACAAATGCCTCCTGTTTGTCTATTATTTTGGTGTTGGTCCGAAATCGTACCCAGTCTATTCATCGTCGGGTTAGACCACATAAAGATGAATCTGTCCGTAGGCAGAACCTATGTGTAAGCAAGAAAAGTTCGCCCCGTTGTTGGCTGCGCGGTGTCGTGCTTGGTTACGACCACAACTTTTACTAGCCCCGCCATGCCACCCTCCAAGGTAGGTATGCGACACGGAAATTGGAGAACAAAATGGATGATCTTGATTTTAATAATGATGAACTAGACAATATCGGAAGCGACGCAAACGAATCTGAAAATGATTCCAAGAACTGGCGACGTAAGTTAGAGCAGGACGCAAAAGATGGCAAGCGCGCATCTCGTGAAGCAGAAGTTGCTAAGCAAGAAGCACAGCAAGCAAAGCGTGAACTCGCACTTATCAAGGCAGGGATTGACCTCGAATCAGGCACAGGCAAATTATTTGCAAAGGCATACGATGGAGAAGCAACACCAGAAGCAATTAAGGCAGCAGCGCAGGAGTTTGGACTGGTTCCGACCAGCCAGACTACGGAAGTCCAAAGTGACCTCAGCGCTATTGACCGAATCGCAAACGCATCAGCCGGTGCGTCTGGAACTATTACTCCTTCTGCGCTCGATGACATTCGCAACGCGACAAATCCGGAAGAAGTCTTAAAGGTTCTTCAGGCTAACGGAATCAATATCTCTAACGAACAACCTGGTTCTTGGTTCGCTATCTAGCAGCCTAGACCTTTAACCCTTCACTAGAGAGAGAAACAACAAATGGCATTAACACAGGTCAGTTCGCTTGATCTTTCCAAGGCCGCGTATGAGATGATCGCGTATTACGCGCTTCGTCCAGAACTCTATTACGATTCACTCGTAGAGGTTGGTTCAACAAACGCAACAAACCGTGGAACAAGCGTAACATTCACAATCGCTTCAGATCTTGCAGAAGCAACAACAGCACTTAACGAAACATCAGACGTTACACCAGTAGCAATGTCTGACTCATACATTACTGTTACACCACTTGAATACGGTAACGCTGTTCAGCTTACTTCAAAGCTCGGTGCTACAGCATTTATGGAAGTTAACCCAATCGCTGCTAACGTAGTTGGTTGGAACGCTGGTATTTCAACAGACGGCATCGCTCGTGCTGCCGCTGGATCAGGTACAAACGTTGCATACACATCAGGTACAACTCGTACAGGTCTTGCAAAGTCAAACACACTCACAGGCAACGATGTTCGTAAGGCAGTTGCTAACCTTCGTAAGAACAACGTTCCTACATTCAACGGAATGTACAAGGGTCTTATCCACCCAGACGCTTCATACGACTTCCGTGGCGCAACAGGCGGAACAAACTGGTCAGATCCACACGTCTACTCAGATCCATCAGGTATCTACAATGGCGTAATTGGTAACTTCCAGGGCGTTCAGTTCATGGAAACACCACGCGCTCCATTCTTTGCTGATGGTGGAACAAACTCATTCACAATCTCAACAATCGCTGTTGCTTCTTCAGTTGCAACAATCACAACATCTGCTGCTCATGGTCTTGTAGTTGGTGACACACTCACTATCTCAGGTGCTACATCAACATCAGGTACAGGTTCAACAGATCAGACTGGCTTCAACCGTCAGTTCACAGTTGCAACAGTTCCATCAACAACAACTCTTACAGTTTCTGTAGCGGGTCTTACAGCAGTTAATGCTGGAACATCACTTACATTGACTGTTTCTGCTGTTGACGTTTACGGAACACTCGTTATGGGTCGCCAGGCACTTGCTAAGGCATACTCAACCGGTGGAGGATATGGCGAGCAGGCAATCATCGTTGATGTACCTGTTATCGATACACTCCGTCGTTTCACAGGTGTCGGCTGGAAGCACTTCGTTGGATATGCTCCATTCCGTCAGGCTGCGTTGTACCGCATTGAATCAGGTTCTTCAATCGGTCAGTAGTTGATCGTTAGGGGGAGGGTTCTTATACCTTTCTTGCCCTCCCCCTACATTACTTTTTAGTAAGGACTGCAATGCCTAAGTTCACACCACCAGTAGCAACACTTGTTCCAGTTATCACCCCAGTAACTCCTAAATGGCAACAGCGACCTTTCGCTTATTTCAAACCATCAATTCCTCGCGGTGCAAACGTATGGGTATGGACTAACGGCACAATCAGCACAGCACAACCGCCTCTATGGGTAGCAACACCAACTGCCCCAGGAGTTGCAAAGGTCTATTACGGTGGACGCACTTATGACATTACAAATGATGAAGCTACTATCTTGCGTAACGCTGGGTTTGGTGACGGCATTACTTCGTGAAAAACGATACAATCAACACCAATAATCAAGGGGGTTCGATGGACTGCAATCATGCAAACGTCGCCCTCAAGTGGGGTTTCGATAAGGACATGAACTTCACCCCGATTCTTTGGGGATGTTCTCGTTGCGATGCAGAATCTGCGGATCGCTTCCCTGATATCGATGTAAGAAAAATAGATCACACAAATTGTGATGCTGATGAATGTTTCGCTTGTAAGATCCAGAATGTTTCATTTGGCTCAGGTACAGCTCCTACTCGTAGGGCTGGCGCTGCGGTTGTTGAAGCCCGCGAAAAACGTTGGAATAAAGATATGCCAGCGTACAAAGCACTTCGCGCACAAGGACTCCAACCGCCCCGCATTGACGGATCAGCAGAACTTATGGCGAAAGCCGAAACTAGATTTGAAATTGAATCTGGAAAGATTATGCCGGGACAGGCAAAGGCAATTGAAAGTACAGTCAACACTTTTGAAGCAGTAACAGGCAAGAGCGTCTATCAACCTAATACGACTCCGGTGAATCTATGACAACTGTAAATGACTGGGTAACAACTACTCGCTCTACTCTTATGAGTGGCTATGTAGAGAACCGCAACAAACTTTCTATTGCTTACACAAAAGGTGGCACAACCCTTACTTTTGCGTATCCACCAGATGGCATCCGTCCTGGCGCTCGCCTTTCAATTGGAACAAACACTTTTTATGTATGGACAATTAGTGGACAGCAAGCAACCGTATCAGCAGCAGAAGATGGTTCAACAGACCAAGATGCACCCGTAGGAAGCCTTGTACGCGTCTCTCCACGCTTTACAGACGACGAGATAGTAAAGGCATTAACAGCAGACCTTAACGACCTCTCATCCCCTGCTAATGGCTTATTTGGTATGGGTACAGTCGACCTTACTTACAACGCTATTCTTAATGGCTACGATCTCGGCCCAACTGCGGGTGATTTGATTTCTATTTACGAAGTTAAGTACCTCACCCCTGGACCTCAGATGGATAACCCACGCATCCACACAACAGGATGGCGCTTGAACCGTAACGCAATTAGCACACAGTTCCCATCAGGAATGTCGCTTCAGTTGTTCGAGCCTGCTTATCCTGGTTACAACGTGCGCGTTGTTTACCGTTCTAACTTCTCAATGCCTACAACTCTTTATGCAAATGTTTCGGCAACAGGACTTCTTCCAAGCGCTTATGATATTCCGCCACTAGGCGCATCTATCCGTCTTATGGCAGGACGTGAAATCAAACGTGACTTCACGGAGTCTCAGGGAGATACACGACGCGCTGGCGAAGTTCCAGCAGGAGCAGTTGCTGCGTCATCTCGTAACTTGCAGATCCTTCGTCAACAGCGCATCACTTCAGAAGCTGCAAAACTAGAAGCTATCTACCCTAACTTTAAGGCGTAACAATGGCGAATATCGAAAAATACGATTCGCCGTATTACAAGCCAGCACCTGCCTTCTATAGCGGTACAAGTTACAGTCAGTTAGTCCCTTACCCATTTCCTATTTCTATTGGTGGACACGCTTACCAACTTCAATGGGATGCACAGGCCATTGGTGTTTGGGGCGCAAAGTTCAAGCGTGTGTCTCTTCCACTTCTTCGTGGACAGGCAGATAGTTCCAATACTCCGGGCGAGCAGTCAATTTCCCCTGAACAGTTCTGGCGTAGATCGCAGGAGAACTGGGTACTTGGAGAAGGTCAATCTCACCTAGACCGCGCTAACTCAGATTTGCGCCGTTATAACGACGGAGAAGGAATTGATCCTTGGACTCCATGGCAAATCAAACTTCTTAATAAAACAGCAGTAAAGAAAACATCTTCAAACTCAAATCTTCAATGTATCGTTGCTGGATCTTATGTTTACTTTGCAAGCAACTCCACTATTCAATATTCAACAGACCTTGCATCATGGACAACAGTTACAGAATCAGGAAGCCCTGCATCGGTAACTTCCATGGCTACGGACGGCAACAGTATTTACTTTGCCCAAGGAACTTCAGGAATTTATAAGACAACAGTAGGAGCATCATCTGCCACTTCTTACGCTACTTATTCTTCAGGAAGCCTCAGTCTTGTCCGTTTCGTAAAGTCCCGCCTTATGGCTGCAAGTGGTGGAAAGTTATTTAATATCCTTGCTTCTGGCGCTCTTACAAACTCAGATGTTTTGCTGGATCTTACAGCCCGTAGTTTTACATGGGTAGATATCGTTGGCTCACCAACTCAGATTTATGCTGGTGGATATACAGGCGATAAGTCATTTATTTACCGCACAGCAATTAAGGCAGACGGAACAGCACTTGATGTACCAATTGTTGCAGCTCAATTGCCAGATGGCGAAATCATCGCTTCCCTTGGTGAATACCTTGGTTATATCTTCATCGGCTCAAATAAGGGTATGCGCCTCTGTACAGTAGCAAGTGATGGCTCATTGGTCATCGGCTCACTTATTCAAACCTATGACACCGTATATTCATTTGAGGGTCAGGATAGATTCGTATGGTTTTCAGCTTCTAACTACGATGGCGATAGCGGCCTTTACCGTCTTGACCTTACTAACTTTACTTCTACTCTTGTCCCTGCCTATGCCTCCGACCTTATGTCCGGAACAGGAAGCGGAACAGTTAGAAATGTAGGAACATTTAATAGCCTTCGTATCTTTACCGTTGATGGCTTTGGACTTTATTCTGAATTGGCCAATACCCCGGTTGATGCTGGTTACTTTGTTTCTGGATCTATCGGTTATGGTATTGCCGATCCAAAAGTAGCAATGTTTTTGGATATCAAGCACGAGCCACTTAATGGAAAGATTACTGCGGGAATCATTGCAGATAAGTCAGACTCAGATGTTGACTTTATGACCGCTACAGCAATTGGAACCTCAGAAGAAGTAGGAAGCGTTTCCCCTGCATCTGCTTTCCCTTGCGGTCAATTAAATAACGAGTCAGTTCAAATCATTTTCAAGTTGGAGCCAAGTGCTTCAGGAATCAGTCCCGTTCTTAATCGTTGGACTCTTCGATCTTATCCAGCACCTAAGCGCACAGCAGAGTGGAACGTGCCGATTCTTCTCTTCCCAACTATCACGGCTGGCGACAAAGACTATTCATTTAATGTACAGACAGAAATCGATTATTTGATTGGTCTGCATCAAAGCCAAGGAATCATCACATTCCAAGTGGCTGAAGCGACTTATCAGGTGGTCATGTATGATTACCAATGGCTCCCAGAAGCTATTGGTGTAGATGGACAACCACGAGGAACGTTCTACGCCCAACTCAGAGAGATAGTAGGTTAATATGTCAAGACGCGAATATAAGGGTGCTGCTACCCCAACAACACTTTCAGCGAGCATCACTAACTCAGCGACTTCACTCACCATCACCGATGCGACTAACTGGCCGACAGGTTCATTCTCACTTGTTATTGATCCGGGTCTAGCAGGCGAAGAAAAGATTCTTGCTACTTCTCGCACAGGTACAACGGTAACTCTTACAACTCGTGGCTATGACAACACAACAGCTTCTTCTCATACATCAGGTGCAGTCATTTACCCAGTTCCAACTGCGGTAGATTTCGACGAAGCAAATGCTCACGTTAACTCAACTGCTGGCACAACAGGTATCCATGGTTTGTCTGGCGCTCTTGTCGGAACAACAGATACACAGACTCTTACAAACAAGACAATTTCTTTGCCTCTTATTGATAACCCTATCTTGGGTTATACAACAACTGCTACAGCAGCAGGAACAACTACTCTTACTAACGCAAGCAACAATCAGCAACTATTTACAGGCACGACTACTCAGACAGTAACAATGCCAGTTGCAAGCACGATGACAGTTGGAACTCGCTACATGATCGAGAATAACTCGACAGGCGTTGTCACAGTTCAATCTTCGGGTCTGAACACAATCGTTGCCATCCCATCAAACACTTCCATCAAAATCACAGCAATCCTGAATTCAGGCACAACTGCTGCTTCTTGGGATTATGAATTCATCGGCTTCAACGCCATCACAGGCACAGGATCAGCAGTGCTTGCAACTTCCCCAACTTTGACAACCCCAACTTTGACAACGCCAATCATCAACCAGCCAAAGACTTATATCGGCTACACAGCCAAGACTGCGGCTTACACCATCGCAAGCGGCGATGAAGGCTACTTATTCTCAATGAACAATGCTGCAACGCAGCAGTTCAATATCCCAACCGATGCAACATTCAACTTTGCAATCGGCACTGAGGTTCATTTCGTATGGATTACAGGAGCAGGTCAGCCAACTATCGGTGCGACTACTCCAGGCACAACCACAGTCATCTCAACGGGCGCAGTCAGCGCAACCCCCAAGTTGAGAGTGGCCAACTCTGCCGCAACTGCGATCAAGCTCTCGGCAAATAACTGGCTCGTGGTCGGGGACATTGCATAATGACTCCGATTCTAGGGATTATGGCCTCACAGATAAGTGGGCATCTCTTTACTGCTGGCACTTATGACTCTATTGCGAC